CCGTGATCTTCGTGAAGTTTCTTAACGTACTTAACAGCATCACGGAAAGGTGTTAGCCAACCAATGGCAGCTGAACAGTTAAAGTATTCGCACATTTTTTTAGCTTCATCATGTGACATGTCGAAGGTTTTACCCATATCATATTCATCATATGTTTTTGGATGATGACCACGAGCTGCCATCCATTTGTAAAATGAATATTGCCAGTCCAAAAGGACGCCATCACAATCGACGAGTATAAGTTTTTCATTTAGTTTCATAATATATCCTTTATTTGATTCTATTATATACTAATATAGAATCAGAGGAATGTCAACCATCATCTTTCTCAAAACGGGAATATTTTTCATTTTGTTTCATTTTTCTCGTATCGCGACGTTTTTTCATTTTCTTTTCTTTATTACGAGAGTGTCTGTCTTCATTGTCTCCCCACTCGTCGTCTTGCCAACGATCTTCGCGATATTGCTTGAAACTTTTTGCCATCTTTCTACTCTTTGATTAGTCCAGGGAATGCTCTGTTTACTGTTTTCTTTTGTAAGCCTTTAAAGGGCTTTTGTTGAATGCTATAGTTTGCTAACATATCAGCATCATCATTATCTATATCTTGCAATAATTGGATAAAAAGCGCTTCACGTTTTGATTGATTCATATTATCATAGCCGCCGCCTTTAATAAAAATTTTCAAACGTCGAGCTTCAGTATAAAGCAGTTGCTTGGCCTGATCTTCAAATTCATTCTTTTTCCAAGGAGGGGCTGTATTAGGTAAAAGCCATTCAACCCTCTCTTTATCATATGTGGCTTGTAAAACCATTTTTAATGGCATAGAATCATGCTCTTTAAGCCATTCTACTTTTTCGTCGGCTGTATTAAACTCAGCACACTTTGCAATAATTTCACTAATTGATAGTTTCATTTAAAAGTCCTGTATATCGGTAATGAGATTTTTAAGTTTCTTTTGAACAAAGAAATTAAATAAATGCTCACGACCAATTCCTTTATCTGGTTCATATTCACTTAGAATTTTGTCTTGATAATTCTGAGGAATTTGTGTCAAGTCAATCAACATCTTATTACGATGGTAACGGCGAAGAGTTTCTTCATCCATAGCATCCGTTCCTGCAGAATACATTTCAAGACGCTTTTTAGTCATAGCTTTTTGGCGTTGCCCAACGGCCAAACAATTATCAGCCGACAGAATATTTGGAACGCCGTCTCCGGTGTCACCCTTTAGAACATGCTCAACTAAATATTGCTCAGGGTTGTCATTGCGAATCCAACGTTTACGCACTGGATCATATTGATCTACATTTGCATATTTATGTAATTGAATATAATCTTTGTCACCAGATAGCACCAAAAAGCGTTCGCCGCCAGTATTGAGTTCGGTGCCATGTTCTTTAATAATGGTGCCAATAATATCGTCGGCTTCACAATGTTCCATATGAATTACTTTGTATGGAAACACTTCCTTAAGTTCATCACGAATTGTATTCATAATGTTAAAGAGATTATTCCAGTTAATCTCTGATTCCTCGCGTGACTTTTTGCGATTAGCTTTATAATAAGGAAATGCTTCACGGCGCCAGGTATTTTTACCATCAGCACAGATCACAAGTTCACCGTAATCTTTATGAAACTTTTTACGATTTAGTCTAAGGGAGTTTAAGAACATATGACGAATTAGATTTTCGTCAATGTCTACATTGTGGTGGTTACCGATACTTGCAAATAGCGAAGCAAGGATAACCTGGTTGTAGTCTACTAGTATTGCCATAATTTATCTCGTGTTACAGTTTAATTTACAATTTCTATTCTAATCCATTTCTTCATCAATGTCAACCATTTTTTCTTCAAAAGATGCAATATTGTCTTGGATGTCTAAAGAATCTTTAGCAAATTCCTGTAAGGGATGATGTATCCCTTGAGATTGTAGGTGAAGAGACCTAATAGCCTCTAGAACTAATACCATGGATGGAAAGTAAGTTTCCATATCTTTACTGAAATCACAACCCGATCTAATAAGTTCACCTAAAACATTACGCCAAATAAACTCAGCAACCTCTTCACTGTAAAGTGATTTAAACTCTTTTAATTGAAATTCGAGTTCTTCTTTAGATTGCGGTGGCGCGTCTACTTTAACTTTTGGAAATTGGATTACATTATCAGTCATCTAAAATTTTTAAAAGTCTATTCCATGCGCCGGCATAGGCATCAATACCGTGACGGCCCAAGGATAAACGATCTCCTGTTGTCATGCCTTTAATAAAGTTTGGATCTGCTACTTGCGTATCTAAAATTTGTCTTGTAAGATTATAGGCTAATTGCGCGTGTTCTTGCAGATTTTCTGTATAGTCATACATTACGGTAGCATTTGCGCTTGTTTCTGAAAGAGCTCCAAAGTTTGGATGGATACATAGTACGCCAGAACGAATTGCTTCAATCATTGCAATACAAGATGTTTCTTTCCAAATGCTTGGGAACAAGAAAATATGAGCTTTATCTAGGGCATCCATAATATCTGCGTTTGGCTTTACACCATGATAAGTCATTTTTGGATGCGATCTTGCTACATTAAATAGTCCTTCATAAGGAGCGTCTCGTTGTTCCCATCCATAAATTCCAAATGAAGAATAAATGTCTAAATGGATGTTATTATAATTTTCTGTTAATTTATCAAAAATTGGAATAAGTAATTCCAAACCGCGATGTGGTGTGGTGTGATAAATGAAGCGAATTGTGTCGTACTCTTTTTTAGGCAATTGATAAGGTTTTTCAATTGCATTATGAATTACGGTACACTTAGAATATGGCATTCCATAATGCATAATATATTGGTCTCTCTGCCACGCTGACACAAATACAAAATGGTCAAATTTGAGCCATCCGCTATTTGCTAAAATTTGATTTTCTGGATCTTCTGCTAAGTCGTGCGCGTAAAGAATATTTTTTACATCATTAGGAATTTCTCTAGGACGAGAAAAATGGATCGCGAAATTTTGCAATGGGCGTGAGGCTACATTTTCAAGTAGCCTTGTTCTCATTTGTTCTGTTCCGCCTTGAGATTTTCCTGACACTTCACTTTCAACAACTTGACCTTTATAGATCATACTCATAATATATCTCCTAGCCTAATAGCCTTTCATATCCATATAAACTATCATATTTAAAATCTCTAAACTTTCCTTGTTTAAGATCATAAACACTGAGTGTATCTGGGGTTGAATCTTTCAACCTATGCACTCCCATTTTTTCTTCTGGGATGATGCTCGTGTCTCTTGTAGCATGAATGAAGCGTGCTGTCCCATCCTTTTTGTGAAGAGTTAAAATCCATTTACCCTCAGTAAGAATGTTTAGCATATCGTTTCTTTTCCAAGGTCTTTTAATTACTGCCATTTTTATTTTCCTATTTTAATACAAAAGCTCGTTTTTGAATATCCTTATAAGAACCACCACGCAAATCGCTCATACGTACTTTAATAAAAGGCTTATTTGTTTCATTCTTATTAGGGTTTTCAATAGTAAGCTTTGGATTACTACCTTTCATGTACGCCTTTTGTTTATTTAACAGTTTCTGTGCAGGTGTAATACCAACACCTGATGTTTTCATAGAAGAACGCCGTTCGCCAGCCGACACGGCTCCACTAGATTTACCACCTTTTTTCTTACCCATAATATTATTCCTTATTCCAAATTAATTAATTCTAGATCCCTTAAAGATTTATAACATAATGTTGTCAGTTCTTCAGTTGGATCGAGTCTTATATAAGATATTAACCTATCTATATATTGTAATTCTTTATCATGATTAGATGCCACGCTCATTGATTCAAAAAATGTTTCAATATCATATGGATTTTCTAAGAACAGCTTGGGTTTAGTATTTTTTTCTTTATTATTATGCTTCTGCTCTGACATTTCCCTCTTTCGAATAGATTTTTTCTAAAATATCATAAAAATCCTCGATCGTTCCATTATTGTGGATCCTATAAGTTCTTACATTAAACTTTTTAGGTAAAATGTATTTTGATTGAATTTCTGTTTTGTGATTATTTACATATTCAGAAACAATGTTTCCGTCGAAATATCGTCTTGAGTCGGAGGAGTAATCGCAACCTTCTCGTGTTAATTGAACGAGGATAAAGTTTTCAGATCCAACTTTATTTATAACGGGTACGAGTTCGTCAATAAAGCCGCCGTCTGA